TGTGCCCGGAAGAGGAGACGATAATGTTCAGCGAGTGGCCAGCCTATGATGAGGCTATGCATTTTCCGGAAGAGGAGGATGAGGTGGAGCGCATGAAGGAAGCCATTCGCGGCATCCGTAACGTGCGGTCTCAGATGAACGTGCCTCCCAAGCAGAAGGCACAGGTGATTGTAGTATCGGAGCAGGAGAGGGTGCTGGACATTTTCCGCCGTGGCGGCAGCTTTTTGGCGCCGCTGGCCTTTGCTACCGAGGTAAGCGTGCAGGCAGACCGTACAGGCATACCGGAGAGCGCTGTGACGATTCCGATCCGCGAGGCGGTGATCTGCATTCCGCTGGATCAGCTGGTGGACCTTGAGAAGGAGCGCGAGCGCTTAACCAAGGAGCGGCAGCGCCTTGAGGGCGAGATTGCGCGCGTGGAGAAGAAGCTGAGCAATCAGGGCTTTATCAGCAAGGCACCGGCCAGCGTGGTGGACGAGGAAAAGGCGAAGGGCGATAAGTACCGTTCGCTGCTGGAGCAGGTGGAAACCAGCCTGAAGAATTTGGGATAAGGCGGTGATAAGGTATGGGGTATCTTGATCAGAGGGACTTGGAACGATACCTTGAAAATCTGGAACGATGCGATGGCAGGGTTCATGTGTTGATGTTCAGGCTTCGTTCGGAAGATAGAGATGAAGGCTGTGATGTGGAATATACAAGAAATGTGAATGAAGTGCTGCTTCAGATGCAAAAGCGGCGATATGAGATATTGGATATTAAGTTTCATTCAACAATGCGGCCAGATGAGCGTAAGGATCAAATTTATACGTTGATAACGTATCGTTCACCAATGGCCGATGTGGATGTAGAGCCTAATCTGGATATGAATAATGGTAAAGCGACCTTGTTTGAAAAAAGTACTTCTTCTTCTGTTTCGACAAGCGGACAATGGAAGTGTAGTGCGTGTGGAGCCATGAATTCATCTTCAAGGAAATCGTGCTTGAAATGTGGTGCGATGAAGTAAAAGGATATATTCTCTTCTTATTGATAAGGAAGGAATGGTCTTAAAATAATACCCACTGAAAAACGGAGTTGTTTTCAGTGGGTATTTTAAAATGGGCAAGTACTTCGGCTGATGTTGCTTTTGTTGTGTATCCCGCGCCGGATCGGTATAGCTATATGTGGTGTTTTGGCTTAGCTTTTTTATAAAAGATAGCGGAAGTTGAAATTAAATATTGGATAGTCTATGAGAGCCCTTTTATGTATTATACTGACGTACATGGAGGACGGAATAAACACTGGAAAAACAAAAAACCGCCTATACAAGCGGTTTTCATGAAAAATCGGAATGACAGGATTCGAACCTGTCTAAAAAGCTCTGTATGCCGCTAAATAAGCGGATTTGATTTTGATTTGGTCACTGTTTGGTCACTGCAATATTCTATCAAAGTGATTGATTCCTATGATTGCCATATCAGGAATTTTATCTTGCATGACACGTTGGTAGTGTTCTTGCAGTGTTTTTTCATCATGCCAGCCGCCCCACTGCATGATATATTTATCTGGCACCTGTAAGTAATGTAATATGCTGGCATAATATGAACGCAGATCATGAAAGCGGAACTTGTGAAGATTTGTTCTCTTTAGAACATGTGCAAAGGATGAGGTTATCATATTTGGATTCATCGCTACGATTCTTCCGGAATCAGGAGATAAGGTCCGAATACGATCAGTTGCTTGCTTAGGTAGATAGGTAATACGAGTTCCTGCCTCGGTCTTGGTTGTTTTTAGGACCCATTTTTTGTTTTTATCCTGAACTAACGCATTATGTACATGTATCCACCCATCTCCAATATCATCCGTTGTTAATGCACAGATTTCAGAACGACGAAGACTAGAAAGCGCTGCTAAAATTACAGGGATCTCTAATCTAGTTTCTTTTACAAACTCTATTAGTTTTTTTACTTCATGATCAGCCGGGGTATACAAGATCGGTTTGATCTTTTGAGGCATCGTAGTATTTAAAATAAAATCGGGCCGGTATGCTTTCATGACGGAAGATAAAAATCCGTGCAAATTGCGCACAGTTTTGGGATTGAGATAAGATGCCCAGTCATTTACTAGTTGCTGGATGGTTTCTCTTGTTATATCGTGGATATTTACTTCTAGGATTGATTCATAGCTTCTGTTTAAGGCTCTATAGTATTCGCGAACAGTCGAGGGAGATAGAATGGCTTCTCGATTCCTTATATAGCGATTTGCTGCCTCACCAAAGGTTATTGGAAGATTTCCTGTTTTGGCTAATTTATAATCATCTTTATGCTCTAATGAAAATGCAGATGCCATCCGCTCTGCATCGGACTTTCTGGCAGCAGTGAATCTTGGACGGTGTACTTTTCCTTCAGCATCCTTGTAATATGCCTGGCATGTCCATTGGCCAGTTGCTGTCTTTTTTGCTTTCATAATTTCCTCCTTTTGGGCATAAAAATGCCCGGATGTATTGCTAATTCCGGGAGAAAATGGTATACTGCCTATGATAAGTAGGTTGCCATTTCCTTCGGATGTGGCTCCAATGCCCGTCTTTCTGTTGGCGCAGGAGGGCGGGTGTTTTTATTAGTTATGAGAATCTATTTTAAATTTTGGAAGAGAACGGGGGGTGCGAATTCCATCGATGTGTTCATGTAAGTCGGGGCGAATAGGGGAGCGCATGGGATCTAGAATGAAGTCGATACCTTCGCGTCTAGCCTGCTTAGCAGCAGGAACAAAATCACTGTCCCCTGAAATAAGTATAATTTGGTCTACCTGATGCTTGAATGAAAGAGAAGAAATATCAACGCCAATACGCATATCAACACCCTTCTGCTCAAGATGTAGTGATAAATCAGATTGATTGAGTTCATTAATTTTTTGGTCACCACGGAAGAGTTTTTTTACTATGTCTGGTTTAATTGTGTAATAAATGCTATTTTCACTGATAGCTCCCATACGAAGAGCAAATTTTCGGCGATGGCGTAATTCATCAAAAAACGAAACGGCCCATGAATAATCAGGAGTTTTAGCAAGATCAAAACTTTTTTGGGTTATTGGATTATAAATAACTTTTTGTAAAGGTGGGCAATCATAATAGAAGATACGATAAAGATAACGATGCTCATATGAGTCTCTTAAATGCTCGATACAATACTTTTCAAGTTCATTTGCACGTTCTTTAGGAGGTTTATACCCTAAAAGAGATTGAGCTCTCTTTCGATAAAACCCACCATCAACAAGAATAGCCGTACGTACTTGAAATTTTTCTGAGTTTTGTAATTTTGGCTTGTTTGGCATTAGTATACCTCCAAATAGAAAACATAAATGAAAATACCTCCAGTTTTGTCACTTCCCTTATAGTGGGAGGACTACTACTGGAGGTAATATTAACTGTGTAGGTTTACTACACAACTATAATATGCTCCAGATAGCAAAAAGTCAAGCATAAAAATATTAACTTTTTGTTACAAAAAGAACAAAAATACGTTAATCATTTACCTTCCTGCGCCAACAGGAGGGCGGGTGTTTTTATTTAATATTCTTCCATAATGAAGTAAAGGTAAAACTCATAGATAGCCTGTACAGCTAATTTTAGATTATCAGGAGAGCCACCGTTTATGTATTCGTTTACGATGGTCGCAGCTGTTGTAGTATCAAGGTGTTCGTGGTTTTTAAAATAGAGTCTGTGATAGACAATGCGTTTTGCCTCCTCAACTACATCAGCAATTTTACTTTTCTCAATTACCCATTGATTGAAAGTCTGAACATCACTACTTCTTGGAGCAGCTATTCCTTCTTCATATCCCTTAGTGAAGCCTTCGCTTTCCCCGTTGTCGTAACCTTCATCATATCCATTAGAATAGCCTTCATCCGATCCTTCTTCGTATCCTATCTTATATCCAGATACGGCGGCATCTAATCGGGCATCTTTACTGTATTTTAGAAGGATTCCAATTGCTACAGAAAAAACAAGGGTTATTGTGATGCATAGTATGAGGGTTGTACTCTTTTTCATGTACTTCTTCTTGGTGGTAGAATCCGTTGTTTCTTCAGTAATAACAGTGGAGGAAGTAGAGAGAACAATATCTTGTTCAGGGTGTTCGGGAGAGAAGTCTTCATCCAGAAAGGCAAACTCTTGATCTGCTTCCTCGTTTTTCTCTTCAGATGGTTTAGATCGAAGGGCAATAACTAAAAGAATTATACCTGTTATTAGTGGAATATTGTCGGCTAAAAACATTACTAAGCCATACCAAGATGAAAAATAAAAAGAGAATGGCATAGAATTTGGAAGGGTGAAGATTGCTAAGTAAGAGAAAGCTTGGATACTAATAAGAAATATCCCTAGCCCAAGTAAAGAATTATGTGTTGTTTTTTTCATTTTAAGCCTTTCTTATTAAAAAAACTTCCATGCATATATTATAGTTGCAATCCACATGAGAAAGCAAAAATCCATGGATATCTCAAGTTTATTATCCTCTTCATGATATAACATAGTACAGAAGAGAGTGGGGAATATTGGAACAATACTAAGTAAAACCCTAGTTATGATATGGGATATAGCATAAGATATCCCTAATTTCTGCAATCCGAATGATATTAAGCATGTTATCCCAATGGATGGTGAATAAATCTAACCATAAAAGAATGCGGACACACATAGTCGTTTTATGAATATTGTAAGATGAGAAAGCATTAAACGTGGTAATGTGTTTGCAGTTTCTTTTTTCATAAGTTATCCTTCTTCAGTGTTCTTAACTCATTTTGTAAAGAAGCAACTTGAGTTTCTAGTTGTCGAATTTCATAGATGAATGGGGTTCCGCAATATCTTTCAGAGAAAGGATTATCTTCTAGATATAGAAAGAAGTCATTGAGTTTTCACCTTATTTCTCCAATCTGAGTTCAATTAGTTTCGAGTCATAACCGTATACATAAAGCTATCATAGACCTTTTATTGCCAAAACAAAGAAAGCGATTGATAAAAATAAAGATGCACCGAAAAACCAAGGTTTCTTTCGTTGCCAGACAAAAGATGCACAGTATGATAAAATGTTTAATAGAACTAGAAAAGCAAGTAGAGCAAGGAGCGGATGTATAGTGTAAAGAAACTCAAGAATAAGTACGAAACCAACGATGAAAATAAATATTATCGGTATCAAAAAAATTAGATGTATAATAACATCGAGTGCTATTCCTATTACAGGGATGTTAGAAAGGAAATCAGAAAAAAGATCCATCCGATGTTGTATTTTACCAAAAAAGTTTTTGATTTTCTGAGCTTTCATCTCACTTCTCCAATCTGAGTTCAATTAATTTTCGATCATAACCGTACGTATTAGCACCTGAATCATCTTTTGTCCTGCTCTTGCGAGATAAACTCTTTCAAAGCTTCCTTTTCTTCATCAGTAAGTGTTTCATATGAGCTTTTAATTGCATGTAGTTTTTTAGAGGATTCACAGTTGATTTTTGATGCGAATATAGGGTCATTATCAAATTTTTTCTCAAAGTCCTCGTCTAAAAAAGAAAATTCATCATTTGTATTATCATTATCTATTGGTAGGAAACTTCGAGATTTAATTAAATCGGGGAAATTAGCAGCTAGAAACCGTTTGGGGATTTTATATCCGTTATTTAAAAGAAATATTACATAGTCTTTATTTTTTAATCTTTTGATTGATTCATTGTATTCCTGTTTGATTTCTTGATTGATCGAGTCTTTATTCTTTATCCCAACATATATAAGATACAAATAAAAGATTAGAGATAAAACACCAAACACAGCTGCGGCTGTACTAATACTACCATCAGTTTTTATGCTACAAAAAAGGAAAAGGAGAGCAGTGGCACCAAACGGCCAAATAGGGGCAAGTAATATGCCAAAAATATTTAGTGTTGTACTCTTCTTGTAAAGTGCAGGTTCTTTTACATCGCGGTCAATAAACATAGTTCCACAGTATTTGCAAGTCAAAATAGGGGAACCAGTAAGTTGCTCTTGGGATTTTGTAAGATTTGAATAACTATGGTAAAGTTTATGACAGTTAGGACAGTATTTGTGAGTATATGTTGCCATGAATAAGCTCTCCTATTATTTCTCCAATCTGAGTTCAATTAATTTTCGATCATAACCGTACATATTAGCGAACTGGTCAATCGTTAAATCCTGATACTCTGAGAGTGCCTGATCAGGTATCAATAATTCCACGGCAAATTTGTTAGCTTCTCTTTCAAGTCGATCAATAGAAAATAATGTATTCTGCCGGAGGAACGGAGTGCTTGAGTTCGGATGTAAGACTGCATGCCCAAGCTCATGTGCACAGGTAAATGTCTGTAGTGCTGATGGCAAATCCTCGTTTATATGGATCTGCTTAGTGTTGATCCGCTTAGTGTAATAACCATGGATCCCAATAAGCTTTTCATAGATTATGGTTATATCTAAATAAGAAGCAATATCAAAGGGATCAATTGAATGCGCTAACCTCGATAGCCGAATGGCTCTTTTCTTTATATTTTGAAGTTGCCCCATCTCATTTTATCCTTTTATTTTCTGTATTTTTTAGGAGTATATTTTCGTTTTGCCGTAATCTTGGCGATTCGGATGCTGTTTTCAAGACTTACTTTTAGTGCCTCCTTTGTTTCATCATCGAGCGGCTCGCCAGAGAACATAAGGGCATCTGCTTGGTTCTCAAGATCGGCAAGTGCCTGTTCTAACCGTTTAGCAATATCGCGCTCATCCTTCTGGGTGAGCGTTATTTGTTTGGAATTATCTGGGTGAGTCGGTTCCTTTCCAGTCATTAGGTAATCAACTGTAACGCCGAAATATTCAGCGATTTTCTGAAGTTTGTCATGCTTAGGGGTGCTTACACCACGCTTCCAATCACTAAGTGTTGATTGAGATACACCTGTTTCTTTTGCGACTTTATAGGCGGTTATGCCATGCTTTTGTAATAATGAACTAAAAACCTCATACATATTTGTACACCTTTCACAAAGATATAAATACTAAAGAAAACCAATAAAATCTTGCTTGACATTAAAGGAAAACCGTAGTATAGTATGAGCATACACAAGAAAACACAAGTAATTGTGGAGTGCATGCTGTGGGAAAAAGTAGTAATTAGGATAATCAAAGTATATCATTTTTCCGAAGCAAATGCAACGGTGATATTTAAGAAAGGTGGTGTAAAAGTGTACAAGAAATTTGCTGAACTTTTGGCCAAAAGTAACAAAACTGCATATCAAGTGTCAAAAGAAACAGGAATTGCACAATCAACTTTATCTGAATGGAAGTTAGGCAAGAGCAAGCCCAAGGTAGACAAACTAGCAATTCTAGCACGGTACTTTGGAGTGTCGGTGGAGTACTTTTTGGAAAATTGAAAGCCGGCTGGTTCGGCGGAGAGGAGGGGGGATGAAGAGCTGTAAGCAAATAACAATCCATTTGTCTGAAGAGGTGAAAGATCAGATCCGAAAGGAAGCGGATATTGCAACCTATAGAGCTATGAAAGCGGTATTACCCTATATTCTTATGGTCATTGCCCCTGTTGTTGGTACTGTGTGTGCTATTATTATGGCTTTGTTCTCGCTGTAAAACATCGATACGCCTATGTAAAGCTTCTAGTTTTTCTTCTAAGCTGTCAAGTTTAAATTCAGTAATTTGCACTCTATATGCTTCGTTGTAGATTCGTACTATTAAAGCGAAGCAAACTATTAAAAGCAAAATACACAATAATGATAGTGAAATGATCAGCAGTGTAGAAAAGGGTGTATCTATTGTGAAAAGTCGCGGTAATACAACGATAAGAATGGGGGCAATAAATGTGCTAGCGATCCAGACAATAGGGAGTTTGGGCGGTTCAAAATCTGTTTTCACAAAAGGCGCATCCTACCAGATCATATAAGAACAAATGTTCATGTTAGATATTTTAATTAAAGAAGGTGAGGTTGTCAATGGTTTTTCAAGAAATTTTATTCGATGTGATTAAAAAAGACGGGATGACAGTGCATGAGCTTTCTAAAAAATCTCGCGTAACAGAGCGTTCGATACAATACTATTTAAGAGGAGAGCGCTCACCTAATCTTAATACAGCAGACAGAATCCTTAAGGCAGCTAATATTAGCCTAACAATAGGGAAGAAGTAGTTCAGTGGGAAGGGAGTGGAATGAGCATGAATCAAATGGCCGGTGTAAAGGATGTGATGAAAGCAATGGATGTGGCGGAGTCAACCGCTTACAAGATTATTAAAGATCTGAATACAGAGCTGAAGAAAAAAGGCTTTATGACGTTAACTGGAAGAGTTCCGAAAGCGTACTTTGAGAGTAGATTCTATGGTGTTAAGCTAGAAATATCAAAAGGGGAGGTTTAAAGAAATGAAGGTTGATGCGAGCCGTAGGTTGCGGGGTCAGCTAATTGCAAGGCTCTGCAAACTGTACGGAGTAGCGGTAGCCATTATCGGCGTGTTGATTGTTATCGGAACAATCGGAGCATCGGATCAGATGATGCTGAGCAGCGCAGAGATTGCTAGGCATATTGCTTTTGGTGGATGGCTGGTCGGTCAAGGGTACTTCGCTGTTAAGGCAGCCCAGTACGTGGAGGCGATCACATGGTAATTTCTACTCACACATTTTATGCAAGATGTGACAAAAAATAAGCCCCCTGAAAAGGGGGCGAGTGCTTAAAGGAAGCACAAAAATGGATATATAAAAATTATAGTAGAAAAAGAGGTAAAAGTCAATGTATATCAAAGATAACTACGATCTGTTTGAAGAAAAGGAAGCCAAGGATCAAGAGTGGCTTAATAAGCTCCCGAAATGTAGCTGCTGCGGAGAGCCGGTGCAGCAGGAGGAGGCGGTACGTATAAGCGGGGAGTGGTACTGCGATGCATGTTTAGATGGATTTAGAGAAATGATTGCGGAATATTGAGGAGGAGAGATAGAAGATGCTAAAACCCTATGATGAATTAAGAAAAGTTGACATATCAAAGCATGTTAAAGAAAGAGATGGAATGAAGTATCTGCCGTATAACGAGTGTATTGCTCTTCTTCATGAGAACGGGGCGGAAGAAGCATATTTCATTTCAGTTCCTAATCCTAAGAATGGGACTAGCGTGTATGAGACCGATACTGTGTTCACAGATAAGAATGGGAACATTAACCGCTGCTATGAGACAAGGATCGAGATCCATATCGATGGAAAGGTTTACTACATGCAGTCGCCAGTGATGAATGGAGCAACCCCTGTTAAGGACAATTCAATGAGCCAGCAAAGAGTATGGAACAGTATGACAAGATCATTTGTAAAAGCTGTTGCTATCTATACAGGACTTGGATTCTCTTTATGGCTAGAAGAGGAAGAGAACGAGAGAAAAATCCAGCAGGAAGCAGACTACTATCACGATATCAATAAGGTAAAGGATAGAGTCTTCGAGACGGTTACAGCGATTCAGAAGAAGGGCAATCTCAGCATCAGGGATATAGCAGAGAAGATGAGTAAAACAGAGGAAGAGCTTAGGATGTACCTGGGGTATTACAAGATCTTAAGTGCAGTAGAAAATAACCTGAACTATATCCTAAAGGAGCTGTCTTGATTAGTAACAAGGACCGATCCGGGTATATAGGGGCCAGCGATACCGGATATGTTATGCGAAGCTGGAATACGAAAACCTTTGAGAAGTGGTGGAGGATTAAGCAAGGCTTTTCTGAAAGTACAATCACAACCGATGCGATGAAGGCAGGGACAGCCTATGAGCACAAGATTCTTGACGCATTTGGAGTCCCTGGATTAGAGAAAGACAAGCAGATCATTAAGGGGCGGCTCAGGGTCAATCTGGATGGGAATACGCCAGATAAGATCTACGAAGTGAAGACCTATAACATGGCGAAGAAATTTAAGGTTACAGCAGATTACAGAAGACAGGTCAACGTGGAGATGTATGCATCCGGTATTTATAGTGCTTGCATCGTAGCATATGCGCTAGGAGCAGAGGATTATCGGAACTATTTCAGAGAGATTGATCTTAGCCGGTTGTCAATTCATGAAATCATATATGATGAGGTGTTTATCAACAAATACCTTCCAAGAAAAGACTGCCTGGAGCAGTGTCTGATCAGAGGAATATTCCCAGATGAAAGGATGATAGCGTGAAGTTTACAGGGAAGCTGCTGGAAGTGGTAAGGGATTGGAAAACAAATCAGTGCAATATCAGGTTCAGTATCAATGAACAGGCGGCGCTTTATGAGCTGGACAAGCTGCAGAGCTGCGAGAAGCTTGTAGTTGAAGCTAAAAAGTATAGGAAACACAGAAGCCTTAATGCCAATGCAATGTTATGGGCATGCCTTGAGGAGATGGCTGGAGCTCTTCGCACAGATAAATGGGACGTATACCTGATGATGCTTAGGCAATACGGTAAGCACACATATGTATGCGTGAAGCCAGATGTAGTGGAGGCCGTGAAGAAGCAATGGAGAGAAACGGAAGAGATCGGCAATATTGAGATCAACGGCCAGAAGGCAGTACAGCTTCTCTGTTACTTTGGAAGCAGCACCTATGATACAGCAGAATTCAGCCGGCTGCTGGATGGTGTTGTGTGTGAGATGGAACAGCTTGGACTTCAGCCGCCGTTATCAGAAGACATGAAGAGAGCACTAGAGATATGGGAGAAGGAACATGAAGTCGATCATACAAAAGGATAAGGAATGCTTTATTTGTAGAAGCAGAAGTCAGTTACAGGAGCATCATGTATTCTTTGGCAATCCAGGGAGAAAGCACTCGGAGAAATATGGCATGAAGGTTTGGCTCTGCATGGATCATCATACCGGGGATAATGGAGTTCATTTTAACAGGGATATGGATCTATATGTTAAAAGATGCTGCCAAAGAGTATTTGAAGAGAAGAAAGGGAGCAGAGCAGAGTTTAGGAAAATATTCGGAAAATCATATTTATAAGGAGAGAGAGGATGAATAAAGTCATTTTAATGGGCCGTCTTACACGTGATCCTGAAGTTAGATATAGCCAGTCAGATCAGGCGAAGGCAGTGTGCAAGTACAGTCTGGCAGTAAACCGCTCCTATAAGAGAGAAGGGGAACCGGATGCGGACTTTATCAACATGATTGCATTTGGAGCTCGCGGTGAGTTTGCTGGTAAGTATTTTAAAAAGGGAATGATGGTCGCCGTTGTAGGTGAGCTGAGGATCAGCAGCTACACGGATAAGGACGGCAATAAGAAATGGAGTACCGACGTAGTCGTAAGTGAGCAGCATTTTGCGGAGGAAAAGAAAAGCAAAGAGCAGGAGGATTCACATTTTCCTAAGGCGCCGGGCGGCCCGGTGAAGCAGGCAGATCAATACGGTTTTACGGCAATGGACTTTCAGCAGGAAGAGGATTTACCTTTTAACTAAGGGTTATGCTTCCCGAAAGTAAAAAGCAATGGAGGTATGAGATGCAAAATATTATTAAGTGGACAGACACTTTAATCAAGGAAAAACTGATAGAGGTAATGAAAGCTTTAGAGATTGACAGAATGCCAACGAGATCAGAGTGTGAAGCATATTATCACAACGGTGCACTGACAAACGCAGTTGCACGTAGAGGCGGATGGTATGCATGGGCAAGGAAATTGAATTTAGGGATCAAAGATAGTGAGACAACGGTTGGAAAGAGCTATGAAAAGGCTGCTGAGGAAAACCTCATTTCTCTGGGATATGATGTAAGGCGAATGCCTCAGAATTTTCCTTATGATATCTTGGTAGATGATTCGATTAAGATCGATGTAAAGGCCAGTCATTTATACAATGGCCCGCATGGCAGCTTTTATACATTTAATCTTGATAAGCAGTATGCAACTTGCGATTGTTACATTCTTTATATGCTGCATGATAATAACGAGATAGAAGGTGTTATGATTGTGCCGAGTAAGTTCGTTATTGCTAATAATCAGATTAGCGTAGGAAGGGATAGGAGTAAGTATTATCGATTCAAAGACAGATGGGATTATATTGCGCAGATGGTCGATCTTCTGGAAAGCGTGGTATAAATGCCAATCAACAGTAAACAAAAAGGAGCTCGTTTTGAGCGGCAGCTAGCCAGTATATTCAGGGAATACGGCTATACAGACAGCCGCAGGACAGTGCAGTACTGTGGAAAAAGCGGGAATGCTGCTGATGTGATAGGGCTTCCCGGCATCCATGTAGAGGCTAAGCATCAGGAAAAGATGGAGCTTTATAAATGGATGGAGCAGGCAAAAAGGGATGCGGCCGGAGGGGAAAATCTTCCGGCAGTATTCCATAAGAAAAACAATCATGAAGTCCTTGTAACGATGCCTCTTGAGGGGTGGATACAGCTTTATAAAGAATGGGAAGCTGGTAGAGAGGAGGCAAGATAGAGAATGCCGAATCGAATTATCAAGGAAAGTATTAGGACAAGCCGAAAGATCAATGAATTGACAGACTTTCAATTTAGATTATGGCTTTACCTGATTACGTATGTAGATGATTATGGGCGTGGTAGCGCGGATCCTGAACTGATTAAAGGATTTGTATTTCCAAGAAGGAAAAGGATATCAGAGAGTGACATAGGAAAGGCACTTGCAGAGTTGGTGGGTATGGGCTGCATTTCCCTCTATAAAGTTGACGGGGAATCCTACTTCTGCTTCCCAAACTGGGGCAAACATCAACGGGTTCAAA